GCTTCCCCGATGGGGTGGAGGTTGGAGGATTGCTGCTTTGCAAGACAGCCGTCGAGAATGTGACCGCCCGTACGAAATATTACGAGAAGCGCGCCGCAGACCAGATGTCCTCGGTAGATAACAACTATCTCCGCGAAAATGACCCGCGCATGCCGCTCCTTAGACCGGAGCGCAAGTCGCGCACCACATTCGGCTCTGGCGAGTAACCTCGCTTAACCCTCCCCCACAAACCAATAGGAGAGAAGAGATGGCAGCAGTTGCCGCTCCCTATGGCTTGCGGCCCGTCAATATGCAGGGCGGTCAGTACATGTCACACGGAGATCGTCTGATGAAGATCAGCGGCGGCTACGCCACGTCGATCTTCTGTGGCGATCTCGTCAAACTGGTCGCTGGCTTTATTGAAAAAGAAACAGCCACTACCGGCACCAAGCCGGTCGGTGTCTTCTGGGGCTGCGAGTACGAAGACACGTCGATGGGTCTGTTCCATCGGAACTTCTGGACCGCTGGTACGGTCATCAAACCCAACTCCTCCGCATGGGCTTACGTCTATGACGACCCTGATCTCCTGTTTGAGATACAGGCCAACGGTCCCGTGACGCAGGCGCAACTGGGTCTGAACGCCAACCTTGTCCAGACCGCAGGCTCACTGACCACCGGCAGATCGGCTGTTGCTTTGGCGACCGCTGGTATTGCCGCCACCGCCACCTTCCCCGTCAGGATCGTGGATTTTGTCCGTCGCCCCGGCAGTGCGGTGGGTGATGCGTTCACGGACTGCATTGTCCGTCTGAACACGCACCTCAACCGTGACCCGGCAGCTTAAGAAAGGAGTTGAGAAATGGCTATCACTCGCGCTCAACTCTTCAAAGAGTTGCTGCCCGGTCTGAACAAACTGTTTGGGCTGGAGTACGCGAAGTACGAGAACGAGCACACCATGGTCTACACGACCGAAAACAGTGACCGCTCGTTTGAGGAAGAGCAGAAACTCTCCGGTTTCGGAACTGCTCCGGTGAAGATGGAAGGTGCCGCCATTGCGTATGACAATGCGCAGGAAGCATGGACCGCCCGCTACACCCACGAAACCATCGCCATGGGATTTGCGATCACCGAGGAGGCCATTGAGGACAACCTCTATGACCAGCTTTCGGCCCGCTACACCAAGGCGCTGGCACGCTCCATGGCCTACACCAAACAGGTCAAGGCTGCGGCTACCCTCAACAATGGCTTCAACACCAACTTTACGGGTGGTGATGGCAAGCCGTTGCTGGCTCCCGACCATCCGCTGGTTGCGGGTGGCGTCAACTCGAATGTCGCTGCGGTCGCAACGGACCTCAACGAGACGGCACTGGAAAATGCGGTGATCGACATCGCGGCATGGACCGATGAACGTGGGCTTCTCATCGCCGCAAGGCCAAGGAAGCTGATCATCGCTCCCGGCAACCAGTTCGTCGCCACCCGTCTGTTGCAGACGGAGCAGCGTCCCGGCACGGCAGACAATGATGTCAACGCGCTGAAGTCCAACGGGGCCATTCCCGAAGGCTACGGCGTCATGCATTACCTGACCGATCCGGACGCATGGTTCCTGACCACCGATATCCCGAACGGCCTCAAGCACTTCGTCAGAGCGCCACTGAAGACCGGCATGGATACCGACTTCGATACCGGGAACTACCGTTACAAGAGCCGCGAACGCTACAGCTTCGGCTGGAGCGATCCGCTGGCGATTTACGGCTCGCCGGGAGCGTAATCTCCTCCCTCGCTCTCGGCTAATTGGAAGGGCCGGTTACTCCCCCGGCCCTTTCTTTCACCCCGCCCTCCACCTTCTTGTGAAAGGTAACCACCCCATGGGACGCACCACATTTTCTGGTCCCGTCGTTTCAACGGCAGGCTTCATCGGCAACATCTCTTCTGCGGAAGCTGGCGGAACCGTCAAGCTTCCGATCTATGCCAAGGCATCGGTGCCTTCGGCAACCACCAATACCGGTGCGCTCATCTATGTCAGTGACGCCGCGACCGGCGCTTGCCCATGCTTCTCCAACGGCACCAACTGGCTGCGTGTGGATACCAGCGCCGTCCTGTCGTAGGAGGGAGCGATGGCCGATCTCTGGTCTAATCCGGTCAAGGCGTTCAAGGATGTCGTGAAGAGCGACACACCCAACATGGGTGGATGCCGTGGCATCTGGGTTGGCGGCACCGGAACAGTCGTGGCTATCGACCGTGACGGCACCACCGTCACCTTCTCGGCTGTTCCGGCTGGCACGCTGCTGCCGATCTCTCCCCGCGCTATCAAGGTCGCCTCGACGGCAACCGGACTGGTGGCAATGTATTGAGG